GTTTCCCAGTCACGATCGGGGGCACGAAGCTAGAAGTGGCAAAAATGTGCGAATGGGCGTTGTCCGACGATTTTTGGAAGTCAAACTTCCTCTCGGCAAACAAACTAGTGTCCAAAAACAAAGAGAAAGTGCCATATCATGAATACTTTATGGCAAAAGTTAGAGAAGTAGAACCACCAAAAACAACATACAATGCAAAACCATACAACCCAACGGGCGCACACCTACAATAACCTTTTTGACATAGGGCTATTGCCTCCACAAGACTTGGGTGCTGAATCCATAATCATTGGGGTTCTTTTGAATAGCGATTATGAGGCAAAGCAAACTGTTTATGAGAGAGTTAGGGAATCAGACTTTTTCAATACGGCCTATGCCCACGTTTTTAGAATCATAAGCGAGTACCGCGACCAAGGCAAGGAAGCCGACATTATCAAAGTGAGAACCGAACTATCCAAGGCGGGTGTTTTGGAACAATACGGGGGTGTTAAGTGGGTTATGGAACTTTCTAACCCGTTTTGTTGGGGAGAAGCCCTACATACAAACATTGACCACGTCATAAACTGTTCGATTAAACGCAAGACAATAGAAACGCTAAAGCCGTTGATATACAAAATGCACGACATGAGTTATGATGCACATGAGGTTATACCCGACCTAGAGGATGTTGGGGTTGGTGTATTGGAAAGGCTTTCGGTTTCGGGCGCAAGCAAATTGAATGAGGTTATTATTGATGTTATGACCGATGTGGGCGCACGGGCAAGCGGTATCACAAAAGATGGCGTTAGAACGTACATAAACTCGGTTGACCGCTTAATTCACCAATGGGGCAATAGCGATTTGATAGTTGTTGGAGCAAGACCTGCGATGGGTAAAACAAGTTTTATTGTGAGTGCGGGGTTAAATATGGCTAAAAATAACGTTCCCGTTGGCGTATTTAGTTTGGAGATGAGTTCTAAGCAGCTTGTTTCTAGGATAATTAGCCAAGAACTAGAGATTGCCTCGGACGATATAATGAAGCGTGCGATGGACGAAACGCGGCTAATGCACGTCAATAAGAATCTTAACAAACTAGATGGGCTTCCAATGTATTTTGATGACAAGGCGGCACTATCTATTGAGGACTTTAAGGTTCGGGCTGCTAGAATGGTTAAAACACACGGGGTAAAGTGCATTTTCGTGGATTACTTGCAGCTAATGACAAGCCGTGAATCAAACAAGCGCGGAACGAATCGGGAGCAAGAGATTTCAAGCATAAGTCGTGGGTTAAAGGTAACGGCTAAGGAATTGAATATACCGATTGTGGTTTTAAGTCAGTTGTCGCGTGAGGTTGAAAAGAGATCGGATAAGCGTCCGTTATTGTCGGATTTACGTGAATCGGGTTCTATTGAGCAAGATGCCGACCAAGTTGGTTTCTTGTATCGACCCGAATATTACGGGGTTACACAAGATCAAAATGGATGTGATGTGAGTGGAATTGGTGAGTATATTTGCGCTAAGAACAGAAACGGTGGTTTGGGTATTGCGCGAATGAGGTTTATACCCGAATACACGAAGTATTGTGACGAATCGGTTGGGTATGCACCAAGTCAAATGAAACCTAATACGGACTTTACGCAGTCGGCTAACCAAATTGATGAAGCACCTTTTTAATACAATGATTATGATATACATTCGAATGATAATTGCGTGGTATGTGGTAGTTATCCATTTTATCACACGGGCTTTTCTCTTAGAAGTTTCAAAGCCTTGGGAGAGATACAAGCTAGTCGTAAGGACTGAAAAAGAGTATTTTAAGTGGGAGGGTGTTCAAATCCATGTAGCCTACCTTTTTCCTTACTTGGCCTTTTTCACTTGTGGATTTACCCCGTTTGTGATTACAAGTATTTTGTGTATCTTTGTCTCCATTCTTCGGAGTATAGAACACATAAACCCAAAAATCATCGGTTGATGAAATCACAATTTCAAGGTATTACGGCACAATCATTAGGGCTTCCAAGTGAGGTTTTCGAACTAATGAAAAACTCAATCGGAGTAAGTGCGGTCACAACTTCGGTAAAACTTGCGACACGTTCGGGTTTCACTAGAACCCCAAGCGGCCTTCGCCAATACACCGAAAAATATCTGCAAAAACTATCCGTGCCTCAACGTGGTGTTAGCCGCGATATGGGTTTGAACGCACTTTTCATGCTTGTCAATAGCGGTGCTTATGAGTATGCGGGGCAAGATGGCGCGGATCACGTATTTGTACGTACCCAACGCAACTACACCCCCGAGCAAATGGAACTATTTAATTCCGTTATCTCCAATTCCCCGACGTTTTTGCCCGAGAGCAAACTACGTATTACCCCCAATGAAACGGGTGAGATCATGGCGCAGGGCTTGGATGAAACTCAAATTCTTCGTGTTGCCTACAAAGACAAGGTAACGGGTCGTTGGTCATATTTGAACTACGGAAGTTTTGAGGAGGTTCGGGGTATGAAGGTTGCCGAAGCAAATGTGGGTCTTATGACTACGTCAAAGTATAATGCGCTTCCAACGATCACCGAGGAGGAGTTTTATAATTTGAGTGAGCATAAACGTACATTCATCAATGTTGATAGAGAGGTTGAACCATGTTCGGCTTTTACCGATCTTGCGTTTGATAAGAACGACGAGGATGGAACGGGTATTGTTTTCATGGAGTTCTTGTACAACGAGAAAACCAATGAGGAGAAACCTTTCCAATCGTACACCGCTCCTCGCACGGGTCAATGGTCTTGGAACTATCAATGGGAGTGGTCATTGTACAACGAAAAGGCAATCCCCGATCACATTTTCGATGGTGAAAACACGATGGAGGACACGGCTGCGGCAATGGCGGGAACTGGCAACTTCGGAAAGGTTGTAATGGTTCAATTTGGAAAAGACGACGCGCGCGGAAAGCACATTGCTTTTGCACCTATTTCGGGTTCACAAGAGCCACATTATAACCCCGAAACTCACACCTTCTACTACGACCCGACAAAGGTTTGTTTGATTGAAGGTAAAACACGTTTGCTACCGCTCAATGGCGGCAAAGAAGCAACGTATGAAACGATACTTAACGTAAAGGACGGACGAATATTCCGACCCTAGTGTTCCATGTTAGTTTTTCATAGTTAATTTACAGATTGGTTTAAGGACGCTCTAAGATGTTGGAGCGTTCTTTTTTTGATTACATTTGTAGCAAATGAAAACGATGAATTGAATCAGTTGATTTTTTATAGGAAGTGGGATAAGGTCTTTATTCAACGTAAGGAGGCCGATGGTTCTATCACCTTATATCCCGAAGATCAAAAGGAACTTTTAGAAGATTGTCTCAAGATCAAATTATTCAACACCAAGCCACATGAAAATTGACTTACTCCACGATCGGAGGTTTACTACACCCACGGCAAACGTATTGTGGGCGATAATGCACCATGAGTTTGAGCATGGTGATAGTGGTCGTGTTATTTGCGATCGTTCGTATTTGACCCCTAGAAAAAAGAAGTTAGCGAAAGCAAAGAAGGAAGTTGAAGCTATTGGTGGTGAACTTGTGTTTGCCCCAAGAGGCGCAAAACACATTGAAGTGCTTTTTCATATACCTCGGTAGAAATTGGCTATTTTTGTGTAAATTTGTGAAAAATTAAGTGATGTTTCTATTTCCCGATGACAATATAGCGCCAAGCAAGAAGTCGGAATCCGATTTTGGATTGAGCGTTCTTAGAGCCATAGACACCGTTTCTCGCAAGACCGCGCTTATTGGTACGTTTATGCACCCGCGTATGGTTCTTCGGGAGATGTATAGCAATGGGGAGCAACCTATTGAGACGTACAAGAAGCTCTATTTAGGTAATACCGACGACACGGCAATTCAAGCCCGCGTAGATGAAAAAAATGGTGTTGGCCGTAGAAGTTACGTCAATATCAATTGGGCGGTTTATAGTCCAATGGTTAAGATTGTATCGGTTCTTCGGTCAATGTTTAGCACAAGGGATTATAGGGTGGAGGTGAAAAGCCTTGTTCGGGAGCATATCAATGAGAAGGCGAAAGCGAAATGGCTTTTGTACACCCGTTCGATGGCTACCAACCAACTAAGGAGGGATATTGGTTTACCTACGCCCGATATGCCTTATGCGCCAAAAGATCAAAGTTCCTTGCACCTCGCGGATAAATTAGGAATGTTCAAGTTGGAACTAGAGGGTACTTTAGAGAAGATTATTGAGCATAGTTTTGACATAAGCGATTGGAAAAAGGTACGTAGGAAACTACAAAGGAACACGATAGATCACCGCTTACGGGTGGCGAAGGTGGATTGTCACCCAATTACGGGTGCGGCCATGTTTCGGTGGGTTGATCCTAAGAAATTCGTTATTCAATGGAATCCCGACAATTTAGGCGAAAAGCCTTTGTTTGTTGGGTATTATGAGAGTGTGCAAGTAAAGGAACTTGCCGACATTCTTTTGAATTTAGGGTATAGCGCGGAAACTATTGATAGCCAATTAAGAACGGTTGTTTCCAAGTTGTACAACGATGCCGACTTCAACGCTATGAGTGGTATGTACCCTTCATGGTACAATTACACGATTGAGGTTCTTCATGCCGAATATATTTCTACGGACTACCGAGTGAAGTATACGGGTAAGAATAAAGATGGTGTATTGAAAACGGTTGACGCGAAGTACGATGAGAAAGGGAATATTAAACCCAACAAGTTCGAAGATGGAGAGACATTGAATATCAACACCGACTTTCTTTACGAGGGGTCGTTTATTGTTGGTACTGACTTCATTTACAATTGGGGCAAGTGTGAACACCAACTTCGAGACAAGAAGAACAACGTAATGTATTCTTATGTATGGGATTACCTTGAGGGTCGTTCTATGACCGAGCGCGCCATTAGTATTTTGGACGACTTGCAAATGTGCGTTTACAAGCTACGGGCAGCGGTGGCGGCAGCAGCACCGAAGGGGTATGACGTTGACCTTGGAGAGATTGCCAATGTAATTATCGGAGGCAAAGCGGTTGACCTTTTTGAACTTATGAAGATACACCGCGAAACGGGTATCAAGGTTCGTAAAACTATCAAGACGCTTCAAGGTAAAGAGAAGTTAAATCCTATTGAGGAGAATGAGGGTGGTATAGGCGCTCAAATGAATGAGTGGTTGACCATGATTCAAATGAATATTACCTTGCTTTTTGATGAACTTGGTATTCCGCAAGTTTTGGCGGGGCAAGGACTAAGAAGCGACGAAAAGGCGGTTGGTGTAGTCAATGCCGAGATAGGTGGGGCGGTAAACACCACTTTTGACGAGGTGGAGAGTGAAATGATCTTTAAGCAAAAACTAGCCGAAACGCTAGTTATGAAGGCTAGAGTTCTTATTCGTTTTGATAATGACGCTAAGCAATATTACGAGGGATTGCTAGGGGAGAAAGCGATTGCAAGCATAAAATCTATCCAAGACTTGACGTTAGAACAAGTGGGTATTTCTTTGATACCTAAGCCAACGGAAACCGAGAAGGCGCAACTATTGCAAGATTGCATAGAGCTTACTAAGGCTACAAGAGATGGCTTTGTTCCGTTTACGCAAGCCGACCTTGTGATGGTGCGGAGTTTGTTGAATAATGACGAACTAGAACTTGCCACGCTCTATATGTCTAAGGCGGTGAATGACGCAAAAGAGAAGCATTTGGCCGAACAAAAAGAGATGGTTCAAGCTACGGCCGAAGCACAGGCTCAATCGGCACAAGCAAGCGCACAAAACGAGATGCAACTACTTCAAATGAAGGCTCAAATTGAGATGCAGACTTTGGAGAAGAAAATCCAACTAGAGGGCGCGATGAAAGAGCGTTTGCAAGCGCAAAAGGGTGCTATTGAAATGGAGCAAATAAGGGTTGAGGTAGAGGCCGAAAAGTCTTTGGGTACTCAAATACGCAACCAAATAAACTAAGTAAAATCACACAAAACACAAATACGATGGCAGAAGTAAATCCTTTAGAGGAACTTGTAAAAGAGGGTGTAATAACACAAGAATCAATGGACGAGCAAATGGCGGCTAAGTCAGCGGCAGCGGAAGGTGCGGGAGACCCTAATCCCGATCCGATCGACGACCCCACACCAAGCCCCGACCCCGACCCAATCGAGGGTAATGAGTCTAGTGGCGACCCCGCACCCGAAGGTGACACCGTTCAAGAATCTTTTTATAAGGCACTTGGATATGAAAAGGACGACGATGTTGTTGCGGCCTTGAATGAACTTAAAGACTACCGCACCAAAGCGGCCGACTTCCAAGCGCAAGAGGCGAGCATTAAAGAGAAGGCGGCTATCCTAGCGAAGTTTGAAAATCCATATAGCAGTCCGATCGTGGCTAAGATAGACGCGGCCGTGAAGCATTTTGGAATTGAGGACGTTGGGTTAGTAAGTAGAATCATTAGTATGACGGGTGACGCGGTGGCTAAAGACCCAATCCAAGCGATTGTGGTGGCGAAGATCATTGCCGACCCTACATTGCTTCAAACCGAAGGTATTTCTTTTGACGATTTGATAGCTATTGAGGTGTCCGATCGCGGGGATATTGATATGGAAGACAAGGATTCAATTGCTTACAAAAAGCTAGTGATTGAATCCAAGAGTGCATTAACAAAGATTAACACTTTTCAACAATCCTTATCGGACGTGAAGGGTCGTTATACCTTTGCACATGAGGAAGCGCAAGCAAGCGCGGCCAAGACCGAAGAACTTCGCGTTAAGCTCGCTCCAAAAGTGGAGGAACTAATGAAAGCGGGAACACGCAAGTTTGATGTGGAGGGGCATGAGGTGAATGTAAGTTTTGCAAAAGACGAGATCGCTAAAATTGTTTCAATGGCCACGGGTTATGCGGTGAATCAAGGCATAGACATAAACACTACCGAAGGCGTAAAGTCGCTTGGAGAGATAGTAGGAATGGTCGCGAAGGGTGCGGCACTACAAAACTCCTCATACGAAAAAGCGCTAGTAGAGAGTGTGAAAGCGAAAGCCATAGCCGAATACGTTAAAGAGCAATCTTTAGGTAAACCTTCGAAGCGTAGTAATCCCGCGGGCGAAGGTCGCAAAGTCGAACAACTCAAAGGACAAGAGTTCTACGATAAGTTGATGCGCGAGGTAGGGGGGATATAATAAATAACAAAAATCAAAGAAGATGAATACTTCAGGTGATATTTCTAGCGGATGGTTGTCCGCGGCCGATTGGGTGACACCCCTTTGGGCTAAAAAATTGTACAAGCCTTATGGTGAGCAAGGAGCTGACCTTATGCTTGAATTGCTTGCGCAGCCTAACGGCTACGAGGTAGTGGGTAACAACACGGGTGAATGGTTTGAAGAAGATCGTTTCCATATGTATGCGGGTGTGAATGCTAACGTAGCTGCTCCTGGCGCGGGTGCTGCACTTACCTTCGTAATTCCTGCTTCGGAGATCGACCCAACCACAGGTCTTGTTTATCCCGTTGTAGGTAATACGTTGATGCACTCAGCAACGATGAATCAGTATGTTATTACGGCAATTGCGGGTTCTAGTGTGACTATCGTTCCTTTGTTGTCAAGTACAAACGCGGGTGTAACTGCGGGAGATAAATTCATCGTTTACTCCGACACACGTCCCGAAGCGAGCGAAGGCCCAGACGGTCAATTTAGCGGTGTTTCGAATTACACTTGGAACACTCAAATTATCCGTACCGCAATGGAGGCTTCGGGTACTGCTCTCACTACCGAATTGAAGGCCGTTGATGGTCAAAATGGTGGTAAGGGTGGTGTTTATGGCCAATTCTATCGTGGCATGGAGTACCGCAATCTTGTGTATATGACAGGTGCGTTCTTGTTTGGTATTAAGCAAACAAACACGGGAGCTGATGCGTTTAGCTTGTCAACTACCGATGGTTTGAACACTAGCATTACGCAACGTGGTCAAAACTTAGATACTGCGGGTGCTGATATCGACGAGACTTCGTTCTACGCAATGACCGACCTTTTGGAGACCCAAGGTTCTACTACTAACTACACTTTGTGGGGTTCTAAGAAGCGTGTTGACGAGATCGAGGTAAACTTTAAGGACTACTTGACTAACACTAATCTTGGTGCTACCGCACAAGCGTATGCTCAATATGCGTTCGGTTCTAGCGATAAGATCAAGGGGTTGGAAGCTACGTTTGCGTTCAATCAAATCACTATTGGCGGTCGTAGTTTCTTCAATCGTAAGCTAGGTGTTTTGTCCGATCCACGTACATACAATATCGCGGGTGTTACCAATAATCCTTTCCAAGATTTGGCTTTCTTGATCCCAATGGGAACAACTCCAATCAAGGATAGTAAGGGTAACGTTTCTATGGCAAATTACGTAAGTGTAAAGAACCATAGCTACGGAGGTAACGATCGTTATATGCGTATTTGGGAGACGGGTGCGATGTCACAGTCTAACAAGACACGTAAGGATCACGTAGTAGTTGACTGTTTGACCGACTGCGGTTATCAGTTTGCTGCTGTAAACCAATTCGGAGCTTTCCGTTAATCGGTAGATAAAAGATAAAAAGAGGGAGTTAAATACTCCCTTTTTTTGTGTACATTTGTAAAGCAAAATCACAAACACAAAATAAAAAAAAGACATGATTTATTTAGATCAAAAGTTAGTCAAAGCGGATAAGGAGAAAATGGATGAATTAAAGAAAGTTTTTCCATCGTTCTTTGCTAACCCGCGCAAGCCTGTTTCGATTCGAAACAACGAAGGGTTTTCCTACAAAGCGAAGGTTGGTCGGCTTGGCCGCACGATGCGTCAGATTGATCGCCCGTGCGCGGGTGTTCGTATTACGATGCGAGCGCAATTCTACGATGAAGCGAACATGGCAATGAGTGAGATCATTGTATCTAGCCGCCCCGCTAAACTTGACGTGAGTGGCAACTTGAAGTTTGACAAAAACGATGGTATGATGCTAGAGCATGGTATGCTCATCACCGACGTTGACCAACTTTACTTCTTGTATTTTTACTACAATGGAATAAGCAACAATGCTTGTGAGAACAAGAGTGCAAGTCCACGTTTTTCGTTCTCTATGCCCGAGCTTGAGCAAGAGGTACGTATTTCTGCTGCCGCTGAGGAGGCACGCACATTGACCGCTATTGCTTCTTCATTGAGCGATATTTCAATTGCGGATATCTTGCGTAAGATGAATGTTCCTTTGAGTGAAAACAAAGGAGAGAACAGAGATGTGTTGCTTCGTTTCTTCCTTGCCGATCGTGACTGGGAAAC